GACTGTACCACAATGAAGAATTGGTTAGTATAATGACCTTTGATCATTTAGAAGGTAGAAAAAGAATGATGAGTGATGAGTGGAATCTTAACAGATTCTGTAATAAAAAGAATACTTCTGTAATTGGAGGTGCTAGTAAATTATTGAGTTATTTCGTTAAAAATCACAGTCCCAAAAGATTAATAAGTTATGCTGATAGCGACTGGTCTGATGGTGGTCTATATAAAAACTTAGGATTTGTGAAAATTAAAGAAACAAAACCAGACTATAAATATATCGTTGGTTGTAAGAGAATACATAAGTCAAATTATAAAAAATCTAATTTAAATACAAATCTAACAGAAAGTAAATTTATGAAAGATAATAACTATAAGAAGATATGGGACTGTGGTAAAATAAAATTTGAGAAAAAATATTAAAAAGCTCTTGTTATCCAAGGGCTTTTTTGTTATACAAAACCATCTGTGAGAAATTCTGATACGTGTATAGGATTCATATCATAATCTCTTACTTTTTCTAGAGTAGAGTGTGTGTCTTCTATAAGACATACATCCCTTTTCTCTAGCTTTAACTTTAATCTAAGATTATCTAACATCTCTGCTTTGTGCCTACCCGAATTTACAAAAAATCTCTTATCCTTGTCTATGTTGAAATGCTTATCTAGCCACTCATTTTTATCTATATACGAAAGTGAATTTGGAATTGCTGATAATATATAGATATTTCTTCCTTCTTCTTTTAATTTTTCTAGTTTATCAATTACGGGGTTTACTGGTAATAGCGTTTTGAATATTTCATTATTAACAAAATCTACTTTGTCCTCATATGTAGGTAGTAAAGATAATCCAGCTATAACACCATCCATATCTACAAATATGTTTTTATTAGAAAAGTGATTAACAACAGTTGAAATATCACAAATTTCTGATATTCTATTAAATTGTATATTCTCTTTGGCTGCTTTTCTTATTATATCAATGTGTGGTACTTTCCTCTCACGTTTTTCATTTCTGCTAAGACATACCTGTAAAGGGGTTTTGATATGAATTAATTCTGTTTTATACCCATTGTCCTTAAGCATATTAATTATTCTGATGGTATAGCTATTGTTAATACCACCACCATCCATAACAATCTTAGACAACCCTTGTTTAGCTAGAGTAATTATCTCTTCCTCTGCCATTTTTGTACTCCACAAATGCACATGTTCTGGGACGTTGTGATTATAATCAGGGTGTGTTAGCTTTATATTATCAGCAGATACAACCTTAATACCAACCCAGTCTTTTTTCTTTCTAGATTCAATATACATAGATTTACCTGACAATGGCAACCCTATAAATATAAATGCTTTTTTCATATTTTAAGTTTTATACAAATATAATAAAAATAAACTACTTATCACCAATTATTTGTTACATATTTTAACTTAATATATAGCCTATATGAAAAAAGCAAACTTTTATGAAGAAGTTACAGAACTAATTAATTATAATTTTTCATATTTCGAATATACTAACAATACAACTAAATCCATTATAGTCTGCAATAAACACAAAACTAAATTTTCTAGAAACTTAAAACAAATAAGAAAAGGCAACCTGTGTCCATTATGCTCTACAAAAGTAAAGACAACAGATAAATTCATACAAGAGTCTAAGAGAGTATGGGGAGAACATAAATGGGATTATTCAAAAACTATGTACAAGTGTTCTAGGAGTAAATTAACAATAGGTTGCCGAAGTCATGGTACTTATTTTCAAATTTATCCTAAACAACATCTAAACCAAGAAAAAGATTGTGATGTATGTAAAAGGGCAAAACTACAAGCTGACTTTATAGATAGTTCTAAAAGTATATGGGGAGAACATAAATGGGATTATTCTAATGTTAATTATACAAATAACAAAACACATGTTGATATAATATGTGTTAAGCATGGCATTTTTAGCCAAAGACCTGATAATCACTTATATAACATGAATGGATGTCCAGACTGTAATAAGTCAAAGGGGGAGAGTATGATAAGTATTTTTCTAGACAAAAATAAAATATTATATGAATTTCAAAAATCCTTTAATGGTTGTGTAAATAAGCTTCCTTTAAGATTTGATTTCTATATACCAAAATACAATATTTGTATTGAATATAATGGTGAACAACACTATAAGCCAGTAAAATACTTTGGTGGTGTTAAAAATTTGGAATATAATAGAAAAAAAGATAAGATAAAGCAAGAATTTTGTGCAAATAATAGAATAAATCTATTAATAATCAAATATGACGAATCTGTTAATGAAAAGTTAAAACTTATTGATAAAAATATATATAATATATATAAAAATAATAGAACATAAATGTATTTAAACAACAAAGAACTATATGTAGAAATAATAGTATCAAAAGCAAGAGGTAAGCTTACTAGAAAGGCTGAGAAGATGCTAGAATTACTAGGAAATAAAACCATTAAGAAAATGAGGTACTGGTCAAATGATGATAAAATGGATTGCTATCAATCAGGCGTTTTAGACATGTACCAAAATTGGTATAACTTTAACGAAGCTAAGTCAGTAAATGCCTTTGCATACTTCACAGAAATATTTAAACGAGGGTTAGCTAAGGGATTTAATGAACTCTATAAAAAGAAAGGCGATGGTGATAATCTAATAAAGGTACTATCAATAGAGGGTTCTAACGATGGTAATGGTATTCATTCTCTATAATTTATATTTTCACACCCTTTAGCAACAACTCTTTTAGATATATAGATATAACATATAATGATAAAAGAAAAAAAGATAAAGATAAAGGGTCACTCTAGGAATATAAAATATTACAAATCATTTGGATATGATATTAGTGTTGGTAAATATATAGATATAAGCGTAGAACACTTGTCTAAGGGAACTTCATCTAAGATTACATGTATATGCCAAAACTGTAACAAAGAAGTCTCTAATGGCTTTAAAGACTACTGGAATTACACGAATGGTCTAAGTGGGATATATTATTGCAACTCTTGTAAAAAGATAAAATCTGAAAAGACTTCTCTTAAAAAGTATGGTGTTAAAAATCCAATGCAATCAGAAGAAGTTAAACAAACTCTTAAGAAAAGCCTTCTAGACAAATATAATGTTTCCCACTATTCTAAGACGAAAGAATGGAAGGATAAGTTCGTACAAACATCTTTAGATAGGTATGGTGTTACTAATCCTTCTAAGTCTATTGACGTTATTAACAAAATAAAAGAAACTAATCAAAAGAACTTAGGTGTAGACTGGTCTATGCAAAGTAAATCGACTATATCCAAATCAAGAAAATCATTTAATGATAAATATGGTGTAGATTGGATATCCAAATCAGACTACTATAAAGACAAAATAAAAGAAACTTCTATAGAGAAATGGGGTGTTAGTAATTATTCAAAAACTATAGAATATAAAGAGAAGGTAAAATCTACAAATTTTTCAAACTGGGGTGGGCATCCTTCTAAGAATGAAAATTTTAAGTTAAAGGCAAAGAATACTAAACAGAGAAAAACATTTAAAAGATATGCAGAACTAATATCAGATAAGTATATACTTAATTCATATAAAAATGAGACATTCTCATTAATACATAAAGAATGTAATAATACCTTTGATATAAACAAAGGTTTATTAAGAGCAAGGTTTAACTCATGTAAGATGATATGTACACAATGCAACCCAGTTGGTGTATTATATTCTAACTTCGAAACACAAGTTGGTTCTTTTATAGAGAGTCTAGGAATTGGCTATATAAAAAATGATAAAAAAATACTAAAAGGTAAGGAGATTGATATATACATACCAGAATATAATATAGCTATTGAGTGTAACGGCATATACTGGCACTCTGAACTATTCAAAAGTAGTGATTATCATATCAGTAAAACAAATAAGTGCAATGAAGAGGGGATATCTCTGCTACATATATGGGAGGACGACTGGGATAGCAAGAAAGAAATAATAAAATCAATCATAAGGAATAGATTGGGTAAAGTAAATAATAGAATATATGCTAGAAAATGTGATATAAGAGAGGTCAATACCAAAGATTATAAATTATTTCTAAACAATAATCATATACAAGGATATGCATCTTCTTCAATAAACTTAGGATTATATTTTAATGATGAGTTAGTTAGTTTAATGACATTCGGATGGAGGAGAACAAACAATAAAAAAGAATATGAATTAATTAGGTTTTGTAATGAATTAAATACTAGTGTTATTGGTGGTGCTTCTAAACTATTTAAGTATTTCGTAGACAATACTAAGTTTGAATATTTAATATCATATGCCGACATATCATTATTTGGTGGTGGTGTCTATAAAAAGTTAGGTTTTGTTTTTGATACATTATCTAAACCTAATTATTTTTGGGTTATAAATGGGAAAAGAATACACAGATATAATTACTCTAAAAGAAAGCTAGTAAAACAAGGATTTGATAAAGATAAGACTGAGTTAGAAATAATGAACGAAAGGGGTTATTATAGAATATTTTCGACTGGTCAAGAAAAATGGCTATATAAAAGTTAAACATTTAAATTAATTCATATATAATAATCACAAATAATAATATATGACAAGAGCTGTTTTACAACTATGGGAAGAAAGTGAAAAGAATAATAACAGACCATGTGGTTGTTCCATACATTCAGATTTACAATCTAGAGACAAATATTTAAAATCAATCTATAGTGGCAGGAATAAAGTCCCAGAATACTACGAGAGAGCTATTGGAGAGCCTATTGATGTTTTATTAAAATCTAATTTAATAAAAGGCTTAGAAACAGTTAAGCTTATGAGACATGAGATGAATAATTTACTAAACCTAAACGAGATATTAGTTATTTAAACGCCATACTGCTTTAGATGCTCTTCTGTTATTATTATAAACTTATAACCTTTTTTATCACACCACTTTATCATTGCCTCCCACTTGCTTCTGTTTGTATGTGCCATTTTTAGGTCGTATTCAAAATTCCTCAACTTCTTTAAGCCATTTTCTGGTACTTTTAGCTTATTCTCCATAAGCATTTGTACAGTTCTGTACTCTTTCATAGGCTTAACTTCAACAACTACTTGTTTTAAAACACCATCACTACCTCTTAGTTCATAGTAGAAATCTGGGTAGTAAGTATGTTGTTTTAAAGCACCAGAACTTGGATTCATTTTTTGGTAGCTTATCTTCAAACATTCTGCACCCCATTTCTTAACATTATCATTCATGTCTAAGTAAACCATAAATCTTTGTTCTAGACCACTTCTGAAATAGACACCACCTTCTGAATTCATTTTAACTATCTTATCTCTATTCTTAGGTCTATAATTACCTTGGTGATACTTTTTGTTATTTGGTTTTGAGTTTAACATATTGTATATATTAAGAAATGTTCTTTTTCTAAAATAATATATATACTATGGCAGAACTATTTAAACGAACAAAGCTAGATTTATTATTACATGGTAATAGTATTTCTGATAATTTCAAGAACAACAGCTTATACTTTTATGAGCAATATACAAAAACTACAAAAGAGTTTAATGCAATACCAGTTTCTAAAATGTCAAATGGTGGATTCTATTTTTTACATTACCAAGATGAGTCTAATTGGATGAAATACTCGCCAATATTTCTAGCAGATTATAGAAAGATGTCTGGGAAGGTTATAGCATTTGGTGTTAACTTTAATTTTATACCATTAGAGGTTAGGGTATTATTATTTGATAAGTACATAACAGAGAAAGATTTTGAAGATAATAACTATCTAAAAGTAGACCTACAAGGTATATATGATGAACTTAGGAGGTTGGGATTTGAATATGCTCTTAATGAATATGATGTATCTAGAATAAAAGTAGTTCATAAAGTTAGCTTAGACATACTTCCAAGATTCTTATACCACCAACATCCAAAAAATAAATATGATCCTATGAAGCTTATGCAAATATGGGAAGCTAAGCTAGCTAAAAGAGAACAGAGACATAGAGAGATGACATTATCATTATTAAGCGATTTTTATGATGTTAATTCTGAGATATCTGAAAAATACGATGTCCTTAAAGGACATATAAAAAGATTACAAAGAAATATTAAAAAGTATTAACCCTTGTTAATCAAGCGATTAATGGGAGGTTTGTAACTTAATATATAATGTAAATACAAATCATAAATGGCAACATATAATACTACTAGTTCAGATTTTGGTACTGCAAATTCAGCAATAGAGAATAAAGGAATCTTTAGTAAAATACTTAGAAATCTTTCAAATTATGGAATGAATTATAATGATATGATTATAAGAAACCAAGTAGGTATAGGAATCAATGAAGATCCTTATTCATCAAAGGGGAATTCAATGTATGATTTCTTCAGCCAAAGGGCCGTATCATCTGTATTAAGTAGAAAATCTATTCCGTATCTTGACAAATCATATGCTGATAAAAGAAGAATACTTAGAGAGTATTCTATAAAGGATGATATAAGAGATTTTGTATCTTCTGTGTGTGATGAATGTATAGTATATAACGATGAAAGTGATTTTTGTTCAGCAAGATCACTTTCAAATGAATATTCACAAGAGATACAAGATAAATATCTAGAATATTTCAAAAAAGTTTATACTAAGTATGGATTTTCTGACAATATTACTGCGTGGAATATGATGAAAGATTTCTTAATCGATGGCTATTTAGCATCAGAAATAATCTTTGATGATAAAAAAAAGAATATTATTGGATTTAATGGACTAAGACCAGATACATTAGTACCTGCTTATGAACCTAATGTTGGACACTTATGGATACAATATCCAGAAGATCCACAGTTAAGAAGAATATTTCTAGATTCACAGATAGTTTATATATCATATTCTACACAAAATGATTATTCAGAAACTTCTTATGTGGAGGGTCTTATAAAACCATATAACCAACTTAAAATACTTGAACAGACAAGAATAATGTTTAACGTATTAAATGCTCAAGTTTATCAAAAATTTACAGTTCCTATTAAGGGAATGTCTAGACAAAGAGCAGAAGAACAAATAGGACAATTAATACATGACTATTCAGAAGACGTAGAATGGGATGATGATTTAGGAACATTATCTATGAATGGTTCTAAACAATTGCATTATAATAAACAAATATGGTTCCCAGAGGGTGATGCAGGTACTCCTGATATGGAACTTGTTAAGCAAGAAGGTCATGATTTAAATGATGAAACTATGTTAAATTGGTTTTACAGAGCACTCAAAAGAGCTTCTAAAATACCTGTACAGAGATTCGAGTCTGAAAATGGTGGTGGTAATTTATTTACCGATGCATCAGATATGACCAGAGATGAGATAAAATTTCATAACTTTATTAGTAGACTTAGAGCGAATTTTAAAGAAATGATTGTCAAACCAGTGAGGTTACAACTGCTTATAGAATTCCCAGAACTTACTGATGATGAAAACTTTATAAACCAAATAGACATATACTTCTATAGCAATCAAACATTTGAGGACTGGAAGAAGATAAATAATATGTCTAAAAAGGCAGAGGTTGTTAGTAGCTTATTAGGGGTTATGAGAAATGAAGAACAGCCATACTTTCATATAGAATGGATTATGGACAATGTGTTTAAATTAACACCAGAAGAGAAAGCAGAGAATGAAAGATACTGGGCTA